AGGCCGGGGCACGTAGGCAGGAGAGGGCGATAAAGGCGTCTCAGAGGCGTAGAGGAGCAAAGCGCAAATGAGCAAGCCTGTCCGGGACGGTCGGGACGGTCGGGACGGTCATAGGCGTACCAAATGACGACTGCTGTCCAGTCACTGTCAGATACCGAAAAGCTCTTCGAGGTGGTGGGCTATAAGCCGTGGCCTGAGCAGGCCGATATCATCTACTGTGACGCCCGGTACATCATCGTCACCGGCGGCGAACAGGGTGGGAAGAGCCTAACCACGTCCAAGCTGTTCCTGAAGCGGTGGCCGGAGGATATGACGACCCGTTGGGATGGGGATCAGGCACTCCTGTACTGGTTGGTTGGCTCCGACTACGCCAACACAGAGGAGGAGTTCAACTATATCCGAGACGATTTCGTCAAGATATTCGGCGTCGGTGCCGTCAGGGCCAGCAAACGGGTAGATCCCGGCTATATCGAGATCACCATGCCCGACGAGAACAAGCCTCGTATCAGAGTAGAGACGAAATCCGCCAAGGATCCACGACGGCTTGCAAGAACCGCACCTAACGGGATCATGGCGTGCGAGGCGTCCCAGCTAGACATCACCAGCTTTCACCGCATCGATGGTCGAACCGCGCCACGTCGGGGCTGGATGATGCTGTCGGGGACGTTGGAGGGGTCGATGGGCTGGTACCCCTCGGTGGCTGAGGCGTGGAAGAACGACCACGGGGACCGTCGTGGCTTCGAGTTGCCTTCGTGGGTCAATCGGTCTCTGTATCCTGGCGGTCGCAACGACCCTGAGATACTGCGGATGGAGCGGGACAAGCCCGATGAGTTCTTCATGGAGCGCATCGCAGGTAAAAGAGTCCCACCCGCCGGGCTGGTACATGGAGAGTTTAGACCCGATATCCACGTAAAGGAGCTTGAATACGTGGTCGGGGAGCCGGTCTCGATCTGGACGGACCCCGGATACAGCGGGGCCTACGCCTGCGAGGTCTCTCAGGAGATCAACGGGCAGGTGCAGGTCTTCGATGAGATCTATCAGACGGGCCTAATTACCTCTGAGATCATAGATATCGTCAAGCAGAAGCCCTGGTACAGAGATTTCAAGCATCATGTCATCGACGTAGCTGGCTGGCAGCATCAGGCGATGGCGGCACCCGCCGAGGTGTGGCTAACCGAGACCGGGATCTACCCAACGTCCCGGAAGGTTATGATCCCGGAGGGCATCGAGCGCCTAAAGTCGTTTTTGAAGGTCAATCCCACCAATAACGTGCCAAAGATCGTGTTTTCTCCGAAATGTGAGGGGATTTTGAGCGAATTTGGTGCCAGAACGTGCCCATTACCCGAATATATAGGCCAGGACAGGCCGTACAGGTGGAAAACTGATAGAGAAGGTAATATAGTGGGTACCACGCCGGAAGATAAGTTCAATCACGGGATCAAAGCGGTGACATACGGCATCGTGGACCGGTACGGATTTGCGACATCCAAGAACCGTGACAAGATCCTAGTGAGACGGGTCGGGAGACACTGATGCCCAATGCGGCTGAAATAATCAAGCTCGTTACTGAGCATGAGGTCGCTACCCAGAGCCTACGCGACCGATTTGAGGACGATTATGGTCTGTATCTACTCGATCAGCGCCTTCCAGCGGAACCGGACGATGCGGTGGAAGACTCCAACGAGGGATACCGCATCTACACGTCCAACGAACCGATGACCTTTGCCGATAAGGTCATATCCCTCATCTCTGCCGGCAACCTACAGATACGCACACCCGCTCATGACGCCCAGATATCGGACCGGGAAGCCGATGACGTGTCTGAACGCTTCCTGATCGGGGCCTTCGACGCAGCGGACCAGCGGCTATTGGAGATGATCCAGGCCCCGGTACTGGATTCTGCGTCCTTCTTTGTGACCCTTCGGGGCTGGATAGCCGGGCGGTTCCTGATCGGCAAGAACGATGAGGACGAGACATTCGTAGATATTACCCCGTGGGATCCACTGCATACCTTCTGGGGGATGGGCAAGGACGGTCTCGCCTGGGCGTGTCACCGAACGAGCAAGTCTCGTGCAGATATCAAAGCCCAGTTCGGCAAGTCTCTCAGGTCCGAAGATCCCGATGACCAGGACAAGTCCATAGACGTATACGACTTCTACGACAGCAAGGACAACTACATCGTGGCCGACGGCGAGGTGGTGCTGAAGAAAAAGACCCGTCACGGCAGCCCGACGGTCCCGGTAGTCATCGTGGCTACTCCAAGTGCACCTCAGATCACCTCTTCGGATCGAGACGATGACGATGCCCGGTACGGTGAGTCGATATACAAGGCCAATAGGTCTCTGTACAAGTCTCATAACCTGATAATGTCCATCATGCTGGAGCTTGTTGCCCGTGCCCGTAAGCCGCCGATAGACGTGCATTCAAGGGACGGTACCAAGACGCTGGACGATGACCCCTACCGTGAGGGCTCGATGGTCTCCACCGCAGAGGGAGAGTCGGTCAGGGCGATGGAGTTGCTGGAGACTACCCGCGATACCGGCGCGTTCCTTGGGATAGTCTCTGGAGAGGTTCAGCGCGGCGCCCTGCCCCATACCATATTCGGAGAGCTACAGTTCCAGCTATCCGGGTATGCGATATCGACTCTGAGGCAGGGACTGGAGAGCGTGATACAGCCACGGATCAAGGCGGTCAACAACTTCTACCGCCTGGGTGCGTCCCTTCTGAGGGCACAGTACACCTCCGGGGCCTTCGAGAATCTCAGGCTCACCGGCACGGACCGGCAGAAGAACTATTTCGACGAGGAGATAGAGCCCGAAGCAGTTCGTATGGGTGGTATCCCTCAGATAACGCTTAAATCCGAACTGCCGCAGGACGATACCGCGAAGATGGCGGTGGCACAGATGGCCCGTGAGGGCCCGGTGCCGCTGATGGCAGACGAGTGGATTCGGGACAACTACCTACAACTACAGGACGCCGACCTGATAGATAACCAGATCAAGGTCCAGCAGGCCGAACGCGGTTTGCCAGAGGCACAGTTGTATGTTCTTATGATATCGTCTGAGAAGCAGGGTCGGAGCGATCTAGCTCAGTTCTACTATTCTCAGCTACTGCAACTCATGTTCCAAAAGAAGATGCAGGGATTCATGTCAGAGCAGCAGATGCAGGCTCAGGTAGCAGCCGCTCAGGGCGGTGGTCCTCCTGGCGGTGGTCCTCCTGGCATAGACCCGAGGGCACTGCCCAACGCCGCCCTCGGTGGCCCGCCGCCCGCACCAACGCCACAGGCCGGACCGAACGTGCCCCCAGGAAGCCCTCGACCGGGTTCGCAACAACAGCTAGCGCAGCTAGGGTAAAGGAGACGACATGAGAGAGATATTGAGGCGTTTTTTGCTGGGGGAATACGGAGGAGTAAACAATGATTCAACACTAAACGAAGATACTGCTAGACAGGCACTTGCGGATCTTATGGGAATGTCGAAAGATGACGCTACAATAAACAAATTTATTAGAGAGGCGAGACAGATTGTTGGCTCCGACCTATCGCCGGGCCCATTTGCACAAGGTGATCTACCCCCTATGGGACGAGATGATCCGTTTGTTACGGGCGATTTTGTACCTAGAGATGGTCTACCATCCATAGATCCAAAAGACTTATTCAGAAAGCAATACGAAGATGCGTTTGTTGCGGGCCCATTTGGACAAGATGATCTACCCCCTATGGGACCACCTGCGGGAGCCGTACTGCCTCCGGGAGCCGTACTGCCTCCGGGAGCCGATCCGTTTGTTACGGGCGATTTTGTACCTACTATGGGACCACCTGCGGGAGCCGTACTGCCTACGGGAGCCGTACTGCCTCCGGCTGATCAGATTCCACTGGGTCTGGGCGGTTTAACTGAGGAGCAGGAGGCACGGGCAAGGTTTGAAGCGGAGAGGCCATTTAGGGGATCCACATTCAGAGAATATATGGGTCGAAAGTTCACTCCCGGTGCATCGCCATTCTTGAAAGAGGCCCTGGAGAGTCGCTTTAGCCCGCTGAACCTGATGTTCGAGACCCGTGAAGCCCTGGGTATGCATGACGTAGACCCAGTATCTCGTGAGGCGATGTCATTCCAGGATTGGCTAGGAACCACCCAACCTGGCCAAGCTGGTCGCTCAACCTTTGGAGAATTACGCCCTACAGTAAGCGCGTTTCAGAATCTAGCCAATCAGGTTTTGACTAGATTGCAGGATCCTCGTGGGTTCGAGGGCGTTCCAGGGGGCACAGCAGCAGAAACATTCTTGCAAGACCCAGAGAACCAGTTCCAGTTAGCTCTCCGGTCCAGGCTGGGTTCAATAGCGCCATTCTTGAGAAGAAATTTCGCAGCTACGGCGGGAGAACGGTTCGATAACTTTATGGTGCAGAACCCTGAAAGGGCTGGTGAGTTCTTGGCACAGTTCATGGGGCCACAAGGCGGACGCTTCTAGGAGACTAACTGATGGGAATGCAGAATGAATTCTGGGCCGATATCCTCGGTGCGGCGCCGCGTGAGACGTACTTCGGGTTCGGTGACCAGTTCGGCGGACGCGGTGGTTCGGGTAGAGGACAGGCCCAACGGAACTACTTCCAGAACCAGTTCCAGCCTATATTCGATGAGTTTACCGGGCAGATAACCCAGAATATCAGGGGGGGGCAAGACCCGTTCCAGCAACAGTCGTTCCAAGAGTTCCTTGGCGAGTTACCTTTCAGTCAGCGTTTTGCCTCGTTGCCGCCATCCATGAGAGGTGGTCAGAGGAGTAGGTTCGCCCCGCAGGCGACTTTTAGGTTCTAAATGCCTACACCTACGCCTATACCAGAAAGCGAAGAAGAGAGAACTGCTCGGTTAAGGGCAAATTACCAGTCTGTTCTCCGCAGTGGCACGCCTACGCCCGCGACCGCCAGACCATCTCCGACTCCTGGTCCTATGGTTTCTCCCACGGCTCCGGTGCCGACAGTTACCCAGCAGCGTGTACCAGGGGCACCGCCTATCGGTATGGGAGGGATCGGTCGCCCAGATATTCCAGAAGCACCCCCGCAGGGCGGATGGGGTACAAGGTTAGGACCAGGCGGGAAAGCTATCTTGGGTTCGCCGCCTGTAAGATGGACGCTCGAAAAAATACGCGAACTGAATCGTATTTCCGATGCGTATACGGAAGCAGGAAGAGCTTATGAGGACCCTAACCTTATTTCCAGAGCGGTATCGGACCCTTACCAATCTGTTCCTTTGTTTGCTACGGGGGAGTTGGCTACTAAGGTAGCTCGTTGGCGTGAAGAACAGGGTACTCCACCACCACCCGTATCCAAAGATACGAGTAAAACCATCTTAGGTGGATTATTCAGGGTTCCGTTTACGGGGCGTCCGGTTCCGCAGACTACTGCGTCAGGTTATTCAGGGATAGGCCGGGCTGATCCGGTTTCCTTAGAGAGTAAAGCTGTGATTGACGCGCTACTTGCTGGGAATATATCTATCTTGGAGGCTGGCAGCAGACTACAGGAGCAAGCTGAGAAGCGACCTATGCTTCAGCAACTGACAACCCTTAGCCCTCTGGATATACCTCTTCCTGCTGCTGGCATTGCAGCAGGGGTATTAAAAGGTACCCAGAAGCTCCTTCAGCCCCTACGCAGGACCTACAAGGGCTTTGCCCCTGGTAAGGTTGCCGCCGCACGGACTGGTGATGTTGTTACTGATTTTGACCAGCACGTTGCGGATCTTGTAGGGCAAGAGGCAACCCTCACCGGCCAGCTAGACGCATTCCCTGAACTGGGTACCACACCTATCTGGGGGAGAGGACACTCCACCCAAGAGCTTGTTCGATTAGCCGACGAGCATGGGCTTGACTGGAAGGTAGCTTCGGATGCTGAATGGGCCAGGGCGGTGACTCCTGAAGAGTTAACATCCTTCAGAAAGGGTGGGTATAAGCAAGAAGGCGATGTTTCCCTAAGAGATATTGGAAAAAAGAGGGCCGAAGTCCGCAGAGAACTCAAATCAGCACAGTATGCTGCTGATGAGGGGGCTCTGGTAGGGATGAGTTCGGCCCTGACGGACGTTGAGAGGTCCTCGTTCTACACCGATAAGCTCAACAAGATCAGAAGAGATGCTGAAGTGCTCATGCAATCTGCTGATCGTGCCCAATATCAGAGAGGAGAAAAATTATATGAAGAAGCAATAGAACCCGCCATCGAGTACCTGAGAGATGCGATGGCAGAGCGGGGTTGGCGTGATATAAAGATTGAGCCTAACTGGGGATATTTTGGTGGGGAACTAGAGCCAAGTTTCCGCATCAGTGCGAGAACTACAGATACGGAGCGGCTGATAGCCGACATGATAGAAGTTGCCAATGTTGATTTCAAACAGACATCAGTCATCATACACGAGCCCACTTCAGAAACTATAATGGGGTTCGTCAGGGGCGCTGAAAACGTGCCTGATTATGCCATAGAGCCCGCTCTTACTATCAGGACCAGAAGTAAGATAAACGGGAAGCAGTGGGCTGAAATAAAACGCGAAATGGAAGCAGCAGTCTCCGAACTGATGCCAGGTGACGTTGGACTCCCCGGTTTGTCATCTCACGCCGATGGCATGGGATTTGATATAGTACATATGTCGAAGTATGCCAATGACGTAGAGGCGGGTGAGACCGCTGCCGACGCGGCATTTAGAGTTTTTAGGGATAAGATAGATGATTTTACAGGGAGGATGAAAGAGAATGTACACCTCAGCAGACTGGCAGCGTCAGGGACGCTTGATACTCGCAAAGTATGGCATTTCGGAAACGTGGAGAACTGGTCGACCGCCGTCGCCAAAAACACAGGACACCCCAAGCACTCCTACGAGTGGTACCGAAATTATTTTGCAAGCAAGCCCGGCCAAAAAGCCCCGAAAACGGCAGGGTTAACCTCAGAAGAGATAGCAGCTTCCCGTTTCACGGAATACCAACGTCGCTTTGGCGCTGGTGGTGGAGAAATCCCCCCTGGGACACCTGGCGTCGCCGATGCAGGTTCTTTGCCGCCTGCTGCATCGAAGGTGATGGGCCGGATCTCGTTCGGGGAACCTGGTCCGAGTCTATTAGACCGGTTCAGGTCGGGACTGTCAGGGCTGGTTAGAACCGTAGCCGATGAGCTATACCCAATCCAGCGTTTCGTTAGAGTCTCTAAGGAGCTTGGATCAGAGGTAAGCCTTGAAGAGAACCCTTACATATGGGCACGGCTGCTCAGGGGTATTTCTGGTAAGTCCAACACCTTTTTGGAGAAGGGCACCTTTAGGAAACGCTACTGGAAGATGGAAGCTGGCCGCGCAGTACCTGATTTCAAGGGGCCGGGCCTCTATCAAATACTAGAACCTGTCAGGGATGCTGAGAACTGGCAGGCTTTCTCTACCTACCTGACTTCACAGAGAGCAGTGGAACTTGCCAACAAGGGCATAGTTACTGGGATTGCCAAGCAGGATGCCCTGACAGCTATCGCTGAATTGGATAGAGCAAATCCAGGCTTTAAGGCGGTCGCCCAGCAGGTCTACAAGTATCAGGATGATCTGCTTGAGTACGCTCGTGAGTCAGGGCTTTTATCCAACACGATGATCGCTCGCCTCAGGAAGTATAAAAATTATGTGCCCTTCCACCGGGTCATGGACCCTCTGGAGACACAGGGGTTCACTGGTCAAAAGATGGCTAACATAGCCTCTCCAATCAAACGGATTAAGGGCTCCGAACGAACTATCATCAACCCGCTTGAAAGTATAGTTAAGAATACGCATGTTCTAATTGAGGCAGCCGACCGCAATCAGGTTGGAGTGATGATGGCACGAATGGCTCATGAGTCACCCGAACTGCAATCGTTGTTCCGCGCTAAGAAGACTCCTGTATCCAAGGTAGCCACGGTCACTGCGAAGGAGCTAGGGATAGACATCGAGGGACTGAGTAAAGTTGATGCGGAGATGTTGGTCGATATATTCCGACCGGCAACCTACGCCAAGAACGCCAATGAAGTCACGGTTATGATTAACGGGAAGAAGAGGTTTTTTGACGTAGACCCCGATCTCTATAAAGCACTGACCGGCGTGGACAAGATAGATCTTGGTTTGTTTGGGAAGTTCTTCGGTGCCCCTGCTAGGTGGTTAAGGGCAGGTGCTGTTCTGTCACCAGACTTCATGGTCAAGAATCCTTCACGGGACCAATTAACAGCGTTTGTGTATTCGAGGTATGGCTTCCTGCCCGGCATTGACTGGATAAAGGGCATGGCCCAGATGTTGGACAAGTCCGATGACTACCACCTATGGCGTATGTCCGGTGGGGAACACAGCAACCTGGTATCGGTAGATCGAGCCATGACTGGACGGACGGTCGAGGAGATTGCCGAGTCCAAAGGATTCACAGATTACATAAAAAGTCCTGTTGAATTATTGCGGGTACTGAGTGAGCTTGGTGAAAACGCTACCAGGATTGGAGAGTTCAGACGTGGGTTGGCGGCTGGTGATAGCCCCATTGCTGTGGGGTTTTCGACTCGGGAAGTTAGTCAGGACTTCGAGAAGTTGGGTATAGCCACCAGAGCAATCAACCAAATTATTCCTTTTTTCGGAGCCAATGTGGGTAGCTGGACTCGTGCGAAGACGGCGTTTACTGAGAGGCCCATACAGACTTCGGTGAAGGCATTTATAGGGATAACTTTGCCTTCAATTCTCCTCTATAGCATCAACCGCAACGATCCCAGATATAAAGAGATTCCACAGTGGCAGAAAGACATTTTCTGGATAATACCCACACCAACCGTGATGATAAGGTTCCCGAAACCGTTCTTGCTGGGACAGGTATTCGGGTCTATCCCTGAGCGGTTCCTTGAGTTCTTGGACGAAAGAGACCCTCAGATGCTCACCGAAACACTCAAGAGCACAATAGGGGAGGGACTCCCTGGCTGGGCACCACAGGCCGTGTTGCCTTTCGTGGAGAATGCGACTAATCACAACTTCTTCTTGGATAGGCCAATAGTACCTAGAGACCGAGAGGATGCTCCCAGGGAGATGCAGTACAGTGGTCGGACGACAGAGGCCGCTAAGGCACTGGGTAAGTGGGTAAATCTATCACCAGCGCAGATTGACAATGTGTTTTTCGCATATACGGGTGGCCTCGGTAGGTACGCGACAGACATTTTGGATCCGGCCTTGAGGGCCATTGGCATTGCTGACAGGATAGCTGACCCGGACCCGACACTGGCCGACATGCCTATTCTGCGTTCGTTCGTGGTACGAGATCCCTATGGTTCGAGTGGTGTGTCCGTAGACAAATTCTATGACGTACTAAAGGACTTTGAGGGACAGGAGAAGATGTACAAAGAGTTGATTGCCTTGGGGCGGCAGGATGCAGTCGTGAAATACAAGGATTCTCACCCAAGTGCAGGACTCGGATTTGACTATAAGTATGGCGGAGTTCACTATTCTGCCACAGCCAGGGCTCTACGCAGAGTCGCAGGAGCTATGTCTGATATTCGCAAATACCAGAGAGGGGTATACAATTCTCGAACAATGTCGGGTGCCGAGAAGCGTAGCAGCATCGATGCTTCCAACAAGCAACTGACTCTACTGGCCCAGAAGGCACTAGCAGACTTAGAGAAAATCCTCCCATGACAGAGGTAAAGCTCAAAGCGGTACGGTGCCCTCGTTGCGGTAAGAAGCACGGAGAAGGGCTATGGGGTACCCTAGTGTGGAAATGCCGTGGTTGCGGTAGCAGCGTCAAGTTCGTCAGAGAGAGTCACGAGGATGTAACTAGCTACGACATCACCCTTGTCAATCTCTTGACTAGATGAGCAGGGCTGTGGTACCTATTAGATAGACGGGCTAGAGCCCTGTACAGTTGAATAGGCATAGTGCGCG